GTATGAGTAGGTGGGCAGGGCGCTAACCCTCCCAGGACAACCGGTAACAACAAGGAGCACACAACATGGAACACCGTATCAACGATAGCAACTACACCCTGCGCTGGAACCGCACCAGCCGCGAAGCTTTGGGCTATGAGCTCAAGAGCTGGCACTTTCCCCCCGAAGACCCAAGCGTTGGTGACCGCGCCGTAGCCGTTGGCTGCATCGTCGTCACAGTCCTGCTCGGACTGATCCCGTTTGTCTTCAACATCAAGCTCGGGGGCTAATCATGAAAACACTCTGGCACAACGAACACGTCTACGACACCTATTTGGATTTCGGTCTGCTTGGTGAGCTGCCGGTTGAGGTGTTCTACGTCTGGCACAACCAGATGCTGAGCAACGATCCGTACCAGGTACAGGAACGTGGCTACGCTGAATTAACCGCCGTCACCGTAATGATTGATGGCCGCGAGATCGACATTAGCGACCGCGTTTTCAAGAACCAAGACCTGAAGGACGACCTCGCTTACGAAGCGGAGGAATCCTACCGTGCCTGACCAAGATCAATACGAACACGACGTACTGCAAGAACTCTACTGGGAGCAAGAAAATGGACGCAAAAGTGAACAACTACACAGTGCTGGCGCAAATCGACGTGAGCGATCACATCGAAAAGAAGAATGGGCTGAGCTACCTATCCTGGCCATGGGCAGTGGATCAGCTCATGCGCAAAGATCCGCTGGCTAACTGGGAATTCCACGAGCCAAAGATGTATGGCGAAACGATGATGGTGTCCTGCACTGTCACCGCATTCGGTAAACCGATCACCATGCACCTGCCGGTGATGGATCACCGCAACCAGGCCATCAAGAACCCGGACGCATTCCAGGTCAACAAGAACATGATGCGCTGCCTGGTCAAGGCGATTGCCTGTCACGGCCTTGGCCTCTACATCTACGCCGGTGAAGACCTGCCAATGGAAGAGTCAGAGCACCAGCACAACGCACCGCCAAAGGCAGCCAGTGTGCCGCCAAAGCTTGATGATGCAGCAGCCATTAAAGCCATGCGAGGCGCCGCAACGATGGAAGTGCTGGAGAAGTTCTACCAGTCGGCAATGCAGCGAGCCAGTAACGATCAGGCGCCAACCATTCAAGCGGCCTATGAGGTCGCCAAAGAAGTATTAACAAGTCATTCGGAGGCAGCATGAACCTCGCACTCTACCAAATAGCAGACGCGTACCTGTCTGACATTGCTCGGCTGCAAGACACAGAGCTGGACGAACAAACCATTGCCGACACCATTGAAGCAATGGGCGGCGACTTGGAAACCAAAGCGACCAACGTCGCCATGTTCATCAAAAACCTGGACGCAAGCGCAAAACAAATCAAAGAAGCAGAGAAGGCTATGGCGGAACGCCGTAAATCTATTGAGAACAAGGCTGAACATATCCGCAACTATCTGTTGGCCAACATGGTGCGTACAGGAATAACGAAGATTGAATGCCCTTACTTTGCAATCAGCGTGCGAAAGAACCCGCCGTCGGTTGTTGTCGATGATGAATCGTCAATTCCAGACACCTACTTTGACACACCGCCTCCGCCTGCTCGTGTTCTTAATAAGAACCGGCTAAAAGATGACTTGAAAAATGGAGTCGTAGTTGATGGTGCGCATCTTGAAAGCGGCAGCTCGCTGCAAATTCGGTAAGGAATGAATATGAATACCGCAAAAGAAAAGCTTGAAATAAAAAGGTTGCGTTGGGTTTGGGCGGAAATGATTCAGCGATGCACTAACAACAATAACCCAGCCTTTAAAAACTACGGCGGCAGGGGAATAACCGTCTGTGATAGATGGCGTGAATTTCAAAATTTCATTGACGACATGGGGCCGCGCCCTTCTGGCGGAACGCTGGATCGAATCAACAACGACAAAGGGTACTCGCCTGATAACTGCCGATGGGTTCCAGTACAAGTTCAGGCCTGTAACAAAAGACTGTACAGCGCAAACCATTTCGGAATATCAGGCGTTGAGCCAAGAGATGGAAAGTATCGAGTCCGTCTCAGACATCGAGGAATGATGGTTATTAACAAGACGGTGAACGATTTTTTTGAAGCGTGCTGCATTAGAAAAAGTGCAGAAGACAAATACATGAACCCCGTCTTAAGCGGAGTGTAACCATCCTATGAAAGATCCGATTGACATTGGTACAGACACCGTAAACAAAGCGGCGCGGGACGGGCATCCAATTGCGCTCCTCCGCACCGCCAGCGGCATCAAAAAGATCCGCGCCAGTGAATTGACGCCGAAGCACGAGCTTCATCTGATCGGCATCTATGACCACGATGCAATGCCAGAGGATGTCGGCGCAGACATCCGGTATGTCATCCAACGCAACCTCTGCGCACCAATCTAAGGAGTAACACAGTGGCATCACTCAGCAAAACTTTACTTATCGGCAACGTCGGCAACGATGTGGAGCTGAAGTACACCGCCAGCGGCGACGCGATTTGCAACCTGAGCATTGCAACGTCCGACACCTGGAAGGACAAAGTAACCGGGGAGCAGCGCGAAGCGACCGAATGGCATCGCGTGGTTCTGTATCGCAAGCTTGCCGAGATTGCTGGCAAGTACCTGAAGAAAGGTTCGCAGGTCTACATCGAAGGCCAAAACAAGACACGCAAATGGACAGACAAGAACGGCGTTGAGAAGTACACGACAGAAGTCCAAGCCTCTGAGCTAAAGATGCTCGGCGGCAAAGGCCAGCCCGAACAGAAACCCCAATCCCAACAATCCGATATTGACGTGCCATTCTGAGGAGAACAACGTGGCTGAATTCATCATTAAGTTTACCGACACAGCCGAAGGGCTGGAGATCATTGCGGCAGCTAATCCTGAAAAGCTTGATCCGTTTTCTGCGGCACATCAGTTTGCCTATGCGCTACAGCAAAACGAAAACATGCTTAATGACTTCATTCAAAACGCAATAAACGCTATCAAAGTTGAAAGCGAACCGCGCATAGTCAACTCGGACTCTGCCGAGTGAAGACTGCTGTATTTACATTAGAACTGAGCTCTGATGAAGACTTCCCAGAAGACTTTATTGACGACGTTGGCAGCTACCTTGGAGAAGGCATTGAGTACTACTTCGAAGAGTTTGGATCGCCAATCGACGTAACAGTTCAGTTCTTTTTAAAGAGCGAAGACAAACCCCGTATTACACATTGAGGAGCAACACATGGAACCAACACTTAAGTTTGAACTTACCGGTACAGAAGCAAACCTAGTATTAGCAGCGCTATCTAGCTTTACAGCACCGCTAGTTCAGAAGCTGCAAGACCAGGCCAAAGAACAGATCGTCCAGCAATCGGCAGATGCAATTAATGCCGAAAGCGAAGTCGGAACACACGATTAATTAAGAGCGCCCTTCTGGGCGTCCTGGCTGGAAATGGAACGTGTCACCGCAATGAAAACACTATCGAAGTATTGAGGATCAAATGAGCGCACTAGACAACCAGGTAGGCGGTAGCCACTACAACAAGATGGCTATCCAACCAATGGAATTCAGCATGCTTAATGGCCTAGATCCATGCCAGCACACAATTATCAAATACGTAGCACGATTCCGAGACAAGAACGGAATCGAAGATTTAAAGAAAGCAATTCACACCATCGAGTTGCTGATTGAATTTGAGGAGTTGAAAAATGACCCTGCAAGAAGTTCTATTTAAGCCATTCGTTCCACCGCCAGTATTAATGACGCGACGCATTACTAACATCGGTGTTGAGCAATACGAAGGCGGTTACGTTCCGAGCTCGCTTCAACGCACCTTGGAGAAGCGCCGTGCTGCACGTGAAAAAGATCATGCGAAAGTCGTTGATCTTCTTCGGGACGGTACGCCACGATCAGCAAATCAAATCGCCGTTGCGTGTCAGTGGGGCCATAACAAAGCCTGCAACATCATGGACGGACTGCTGCGAGAAAAGCGCGTTGTACGGCAAGGCCGGAAGCTACACAAAACCGGCGGACCGCAAACGTATTTCTATACGACTGCGTGATGGACAAAGAATTTACACGGCAGTTCTGGTCGGCGTTACAGCGGTGGCGCCTGATCAAGATTGCAGAGCATCTGTGCGACGCATTTCACTGGTGGAAAAAATGAGTAACGGTTACATCGTAGAAACCTGTATCAATGATCTGATACGCCAGTATCCAACCTGGCCATCGACATTCAGCACCTGTGAATGCAAACGAAGCATGGCTCGCGGCGCTGGCCCGTGTGCTCAGTGCTTAGAAGAAAAGATTGCCGATGTTATTGGCAAGCCATTGGCATGTGAGATTCATCAAACAATATCGCAGCTAGCAACCTTAAAACGTGAAGCACTGGACAAAGCAGAAAACCTAGACATGAAAGAGAATTAAAAATGGACATTGAATCGATCAAAATTATTGCTGATACGGCAACACAACTGACCGGTGAGGCCAAGCAGGTATTTATCTGGTGGCTCCTTGGTAAGGAGGTGTTGAGCATGGTGCTTCACGCGATTGTGATTTTGGCTGTTGCTGTTATGGCCTATCGCCTTATTTCCAGAGTGGTCGGTTCCGGCAGCTCTGAAGGCTACATCATGATGAAGCGTGACCAGTTTGGTATCGGTTCTCCGGGGGTTCTATGTAATAGCGAACGTACGCGAACAATCGCTGAAATTGAGCGTCGTTTAGGGGCTTTCAATGGCAACTCGTAACGATGTAACCGGCGACGAGCTGAAGAGCCGCGGCAATAGCGACGCATACCAGAGCGGTTACGACCGTATCTGGGGCAACAAGAATAAACCCGAACAACCCGGACAAACTAACAACGAAAGTGAATTTGTCCTACCGGAGGAAGTGCCATGCAAGTGAAGATTAAACGCCTACACCCCGATGCTGTCATGCCGAAGTATGGGTCTGATGGGGCAGCATGCTTTGATTTGCATTGTATCGGCGGAGCGTACGTCACCAGTCATCAGGTCTTCGACACGGGTCTGGCTTTCGAGATTCCCGAGGGTCATGTAATGCTGGTGTTTAGCCGTAGCGGTCACGGGTTTAAGAACGACACCAGACTATCAAACTGCGTTGGCGTAATTGACCACGACTATCGGGGTGAGGTGAAGGTAAAGCTTCGTGTTGATGGTGAGCATGGAGGCCTCGCTGTAAAGCATGGCGACCGAATCGCTCAAGCAATGATTGTCCCCTACCCGAAGGTTGAATTTATCTGGGCTGATGAATTGTCTGATACTGATCGTGGTGCGGGTGGCTTCGGGAGTACAGGGTCGTGATCGTAG